AAACGATTTGACTCCGAATGATGTTCAATACCTTGCGATGAAGTGGGGCAGTAGCTTTAAACCATCTGAATGGGTAAAGATGGAAGAAATGTATCAAAAGTATTGCGGTGAATTTGAGATTAGCGTAGACCGCGAGGCCGTACTTATCTCGATGTGTAAGACGAGCATCAATATGCAACGTTGTCTTGATTCTGGGGATGCGGCTAATGCTCAAAAGTTCTCTTCTATGTTTGACCAACTCCGTAAGTCTGGTGCATTCACTGAGGCACAGAAGAAAGAGGAAAAAGACCACTATCTTGACTCTCTTGGAGAGCTGGTTGCGGCTGTCGAGAGAGAAGGAGGGGTCATTCCTAAGTTTGACTATGAGTTTGAGGTAAACCCTGACAAAGTTGATTTAACCCTCAAAGATATGAAGTCATATACTTATAATCTCGTTAAGAACGAAATGGGTCTTGGTGACCTTATCGAATCTTACATTCAGAAGCTTGAACAGCAGATGGAAGAAGAGAAGAACAAGAGTCTATCTGACGGTCTTGTTACAAGTAAAGCGGAAGAGCAACAGATTCAAAACGATGAATTTGCTGACGATTGGCTTAATAACCTTGAAGATTCTATTGCGGCTGATGCTGACGAGCTTTACGCTAAGATTGGCGATGAAGATGATAACAAATATATTGAAATGATTCGTGCCAATCAACAAGAGGACGGAGAGGAATAATGGCTCTTAAAGACTTACTCTCCGTAGAAAAGAGCATATCTGCTCCAACTGTGGCGTTAGAGGATATTACCAAGGATAGAATCAAAAAGGATTTGCCGCAATTGAGAAAACTGATTGCTTACTGGCGAGTATATCCTGACAAGTTCGTGGATTATCTTTGTTCGTTGAATCCAGACAATACTTTTAAGTTCTTCTTTTATCAGCGAGTCTTCTTGCGAGCGATTTTGCGGCATAAATATGTCTACTGCGTGTTTTGCCGTGCTTATTCGAAATCCTTTTTGACCGCTATGGGGTCGATGATTAAGTGCATTCTTTATCCCGGAAGTCGAATCTTTGTGGCTTCTGCGGGCAAAGAACAGTCAGCGTCGATTCTTAGTAGTAAAGTACAGGAGATTTGTAAACTTATCCCTGCTTTCGAGCACGAGATTATCTGGGATGTGCGTGGGTCACAAGGCAAAGCCCGCACACGTAATACTAAAGACAGTGTTATTTATACTTTCCGCAATGGTTCGTCTTTAGAGAACGTTGCTATGACTGAATCCACCCGTGGACAGCGTTTTACTAGCGGTGTTCTTGAAGAATGTGCTAGTATGGACCAAGATAAGCTTAACGAGATTATTCTTCCAACCCTTAACGTTTCTCGTAATGTGCCGGGATATGGCGTTGATGAAAACGAAGTTGCTAACCAGAGTGCGGTTTATATTACCACAGCCGGATACAAGGGTACGTTTAGTTATGATAAGTTGATTCAGATTCTTTGTCAATCGGTTGCTCGTCCAGACCAAGCGATTATTCTTGGTGGCACCTATCGCACGCCGATGATGGAGCGACTACTTAGCCGTAACTTTATTTCTGACCTCAAACAGGACGGTACCTTTAACGAAGCATCTTTTGACCGTGAATATAATTCTATTTGGAGCGGTAGTATTGAAGGTGCGTTCTTTGATACCGAGAAGTTTGATAAATATAGAGATATCCAATTGCCTGAGTGGGAAGCAAACAATAAATCTTCTAAGAATGCTTATTATCTTCTTGGCGTAGACGTTGGCCGTCTTGGTTGTACTACAGAAGTTATTGTTTGTAAGGTGACACCTGCTCCTACAGGAGTTTCCCAAAAGCATATCGTCAATCTATATAGTTACGAAGCAGAACACTTTGGTGAACAATCTATTAATATTAAACGTTTGTTCCATAAATATAAGTGCCGCATAGCCGTTATCGACGCCAATGGTTTGGGTGCAGGACTTGTAGACTGGTTGGTTGTTGACCAAGATGACCCTGATACTGGTGAGCCTCTTGGGGCGTTTGGTGTTTATAATGACGATGATGGTAACTATAAAAAGTTTTTGAATAATTCTGCGTATCCATTTCCGAACTCGATTTATCTTATGAAAGCAAATGCTACAATCAACACTGAGCTTTATTCTTACTGTCAGACTCAGATGGGTAGCGGTAAAATTCGTTTCTTAATTGACGAAAATACTGCGAAGAATAAGTTAATGTCTCAGGCTCAGAGTAAGAGAATGGGTAAGGCTAAACGTGCGGAATATTTGCGTCCATACGTTCTTACTTCTATTCTTGAAGACCAGATGGCTAATCTTATCCAAGAGAATGAGGGTATGAATATTATTTTGAAGCAGAACAACCGCACGATTAAGAAGGATAAATTCTCGGCGTTGATTTATGCTCTTTCTTGGCCGAAGATGATAGAAGAGAAAGGCGGGCGTAAACGTCGAGGAAATATCAAAGATTTGATGTTGTTTACGAAAGCGAAGCGTTAAAACTTTTTTGGGCAAAAGATGTTTATTCGCGGTCTTGTTTTTTGATAATAAGTGATATATGTTGAAAAGGAGGGATTCTGTGCTAAGTTCTAAAGGTGAGAAAAAGATTCACGCTGTTTTAGAGCAGTACGGAATCCCTTTTACTGAAGAATATGAATTTCCCGATTTGATTTCTACAAGTGGGAGGCATTTGCGATTTGACTTTGCGATATTTAATGACGATGGGTCTTTAGACTTCTTAATCGAATACCAAGGCAGACAGCATTACGAAGCTGTTAAGCATTTTGGTGGAGACAAGGCTGCTCAACGTCAAAAATATAATGATTCCGTCAAACGAGCATATTGTGTCAAACATCATATTCAACTTGTCACAATCCCCTTTTGGGATGAAGATAAAATATCTTATGAATACATCATGCAGGCTGCGGGATATTAAAAGGAGGTGCTATGGCAAAACTATCTCAAACCCGTCAAAAAGAGATTGACTTTTCTAACTGGTATAAAAATAGTACCTACTATAATAAAATCAAAGTTGGTAGTAAGACGCTTCGTGATGATGCTTTCTTAAATGTTGATGCAACTACTGCGATTCAGACCAATAGACCAATTAAGAAAGATTTGGTTGTTAAAGCTATTAATGCTAAAGATTACAAGCAGCTTAGAGTCATTTCAAATTATTTCTATAATAAGAGTGGTATTTATGAGCGTCTTATCAAATACATGGCTCACTTTTTCCGTTATGACTTTTTTGTTACTCCGGTGCAATACGATAAGACTGTGCCGCAAACGAAGATAATTGAAGGATGGTATAAGGCTTGTTTGTTTTTAGAGAACTCTAAGCCTAAGAAGCATCTTTCCGAGATTGCGGTCAAAGTGATTAAGAATGGCTGTTTTTATGGCTATCGTCTAGCTCAGAAAGACCGAGAGTTTTTGCAGGAACTTCCAATCGACTATTGCCGCAGTCGTTACAACTATAACGGCAAGCCCGCAGTCGAATTTAACGTCAAATATTTTGATGACAATTTTGCGGACAATGACTATCGTCTTCGTGTAGTGAAGATGTTCCCGAAAGAAATCCAACAGGCGTATGTTGCTTTCAAGAAGGGCACTTTGCCGCAAGACTTCAATGGTGATGATAAGGGTTGGGTGCTTTTAGACCCAACAAAGACCGTTAAGTTCAATATTGATGGTTCTGATATGCCATTGTTTATTAGTATCATTCCACATCTTTTGGATTTGGAAAAGGCTCAAGAAATTGACCTCCAAAAGATGCTTCAACAGATTTTGAAGATTATTATCCAAAAGTTCCCGCTTGATAAGAACAATGACCTTGTATTCGATATTGACGAAATGCAAGCGTTTCACAATATGGCCGTTGATATGTTGGGCGATGCGGTTGGAGTAGACGTTCTTTCTACTCTTGCAGACGTTGATGTTGCGGATATGTCTGATAAGGGCAACGTTTCTTCAGTTGACCAACTTGAAAAGGTAGAACGTACAGTTTATAACGAAGCCGGCGTTTCTCAGATGCAATTTAATAGCGAAGGTTCTGTTGCTCTTGAACGTTCTATCTCTAATGATGAAGGTAGCTTAACTGATTTAATTCAACAGTTTGAAGAATATCTTGAAGATATGATTCTTCCTTTAAACCGTAATATTAAGAAGAAGCTAATCTATCGAGTTAATATTTTACCGACTACTGTTTATAATTAC